ACCGACGATTACGATGGGCAAGAGACTGACCCTATCGGCTACGGCCCTACCGCAGCAGATGCTGTCGCCATCTTGATGGAACAACTTGAGGACCGCGAGCAATGACCATCACCCGCACCACCGAGGGCGTTTACACCCTAACCAATGGCCCAGCCACCATGGGCTGGGTCCAGAGGGCCACACGAGGCTGCTGGAGGGCTTTGACGCCTTCCGGGGTACTTACCCACCACCGCACGTTTACAGAGGCTGTAGAGGCCATTGAAGGCCAGCTATGACCGCCTTCAAAACAGCCATGCAGCGCCATGGGCTCACTGTAGCGGATTTAGCGCTCCTGACGGGCTCCAGCCTTCGGATGGTAGAATATTGGCGGTCTGGGCGCTGGCCCCCTCCACAAACCGTCCTAATCATCCTGGCGGCACTGGACGAAGGCATGATCGACATCAACTGGCTGTTAACCCAACTGAACGGAGAAACACCATGAAAAGCACATTTCAAATTGACGAGACCGGGAAAAAATATGGTCGTTTGACAGTTTTGGGTATTTCAGAAAAGAAAAAAGAGGGGAAATCGCACTGGTTATGTAAGTGCGACTGCGGGAACGAAACGGAAGTTATAGGGTATAACCTCCGCAAAAAAATTACCCGATCCTGCGGATGTTTACTGTCTGACCACCAACGTCGGTATTCTTACAAATATTTGAAAAAACCCAAATTCATGTTGTTAGATAGCGATGATGAAGACATCATCCGATAACTTACCAACCTCCGAGCTGGTTTTTTTTGGCCGAACTTTCCGCCGCACCGAACGGACCGACGGACCCCCCCTAAAGGGGGGGAGTCCGGTCCGGTCCGTTTTCGGGCGTTTTGCCACCAAACGGACCGTCCGTCAAAAGTCCGGTCCGGTCCGTTGGTCCGTTCGGACCCAAACGGACTGAGTCCGTTAAAGTCCGGTCCGGTCCGGTTAAGCTTGGCAATTAACGAGAAGCCTTTGACATAAGCATAGCAGAAGCCTGAACGTCGTTTGACACGACCCACCCATTACCAATTGGCGCGATGATCTCGGCAATCAGGAGCGCCCCGATAAGCTGATCTGGATACCCAGGTTTCATCTTTTTGTCGGCGGTCGCCTCGCTACAACCATCTGACATTAACTTGGCTTTAAGTGCTGACCTTGTCAGATACGGGAGCCCATCCCGTTCCTCGGCCCCAGAGGCGTACCACGCCGCCTCGAACTGTTTGCGCAGCCCATCGACCTTGCTTTCCTTCTTGGGGGCTGCGGGGGGCTCTGTGACGCTCACAATGGCGCTTGTGACCGGCTGTCCATCTTCGTCCATCCAGCCGGGTATCTCGATCGACTGCAATACGGTATAAACCGGTTCGGCCAGCTCTGCGTCCTTACTTTTACGCTGGACGATCTGCATAGGTGACCCGTCTTTGCCGGGTACAATGCTTATCTCGATGTCGAGCGCCCCGCGCCATGCCGAGGAACCTCGCGCCCGGTGCTGGGCCTCATCGCTGACGCCAGTATGGTGTACCAGCAGAACTGAGCAAGAAAACTCAGCCATGAGAGCCCCGCAGGCATCCAACATGGTTTTGGCGTCCTGGGCGGAGTTTTCGTCGCCCAGCAGAAACCTGTGAAGGGTATCGACCACGATCAAACTGGGCCGCTTGGGTAATGTGCGGATGTTATCCACTACCCGCATATATCCCTGCGGCGTATTGAGGTCGCAGCCGTCCTTGGATAGCCACATGGACAGGGAACCGGCGCTATTATGAATCTTCCAAGCGGCTACGCGGCCTCGCAGGCCATGATGGCCCTCGCCGGCAAGGTAGATAACTGTACCGGGTCGGACGCGGTTTGTAGCCCATTCTGTGACGCCAGCGGCCATGCGCAGGCACCAATCTAGCACCACGAAGGTCTTGCCACCCCCTGATGGGCCGTGGACCATGATTAGGGCGCGGTCTTGAAGCCAGCGCTTGACGAGCCATGAGATGGGCGCGGGCTGGGCGCAGAAGTCGTCGGCTGGGATCAGCCAATCATCTTTAGGCGGGAACAAGAGCGCCGCCAGATCGTGCCCAGCTTGAACATAATCATTGGCGTCTCCCAATTCTGGCGGCATGACCATACGAGCCCCAAACTTGGCCGACGCTTGTTCGGCATAACGCTGGCCAACGCCGGAGGCGTCATTGTCGGCCACGATCACAATATCCTGCGCGGCCCCGTGCATTTCACGTAAAATTCCGGCAACAGGGACAAGGTTAGAGGCGGAATAGGCGACGATGCAGGGTCGATTCGTGATCTCGTGAATGGTTGCGGCAGTGGCAAACCCCTCGGCCACGTAAAGAGTGCCGGGTTCGTCTAGGGTGCCGATCTGCCAGAAACGCCCGCCAGTCTGGGCGCCGGAATGGTAAAGCTTTCCACCATCTGCGGCGATATATTGGAGGCTGGAAAGGTTCCCGACCTGATCGAACAAGGGGACAACAAGGCGGCCATCGCCTGTTACGCGGGCGCCGTGGGTTTTGATGCCCTTGGTTTTTAGATAAGGATGGTCTTCATTGGCTGGGCCACATTCGGTCCAGATGGTTTCAACGGTGTTCGATGCTATTTCCTGTTTTTTGGCTGATTCAGCATCTCTGAGCGCCTTGGCCTCGGCCATACGGCGAACGTAGGTCATTTCCTCAGTGTGGGTCAGCTTGCGGCCAATGTCCGCCCGCCAGGTGGATTCTATGCCTGCGCGCCAACACCCAAATCGTCCGGCTGGAATTCCATTTTCAAAAGCTATGTACCAGCCAGCTTTATCCCCATAGCCGCCTGAACCTTTTGTGCCTGAATTAAACCGATGAACCTTGCCATCCAAAAATATGTCTTTAGGTGGCGAAATGCCGCACCCTAACATAGCGGTGGATAGCTGCTCTTCTGGCGTTCCAACGTTGGAAATAGGCGGAGGAGACCAAGGGCCGCCAAAAATATCGGTCAAATCAGCCATTTTGCTTGGTCCCTTCCAGATAATCGCTCAAAGCCTTCAGCACCTTATAGCTGGGATTGACATCTTCGTTGTCCCGTAAAGCTTTGATTGTGTTGTAATGCAGCCCTGTTGCAGCGGAAACAATGCTAAGCCTCCGATCTGCTAGGGCAAGCTTTATCTGTTCAATTGTCAGCATTTTACAATTCCATGTGGATTTTCGACATTTGGTTGTTGAAAGATGCCTGCAAATCATCCATAATGCAAGTGTTGATCGACCGGATGGTCCGACCGATTAAAGCGAAGGAGGCCACATTGGCCATTTCAGTAAAAACTACGGGCAGTTTGGCGGCAAACGGCGTCAAGGTGCTTGTCTATGGGCAGGCTGGAGCCGGTAAGACGAGTTTGATTCGCACATTACCGGAGCCTATCGTGCTTTCGGCGGAGGGAGGCTTGCTATCCATTCAGGACGCCAATCTTCCTTATATCGAAATCACCAGCATGGATGATCTTAAAGAAGCGTTTGAATGGATGTCTACGCCGGAGGGTATGGGCTTCAAGAGCGTGGCGCTCGATAGCATCAGCGAAATTGCTGAGGTCGTGCTAAACCATGAAAAGAAGATAGCGAAAGATCCACGTCAGGCTTACGGCGCAATGCAGGAACAGATGGCTGACATTATTCGCGCATTTCGCGATTTGCCGGGTCGGCATGTATATATGAGTGCCAAGCTGGAAAAGTCTCAGGACGAGACCGGACGTATTTTGTACGCGCCTTCAATGCCCGGCAATAAGACAGGGCAGTCGTTGCCTTACTTCTTCGACGAGGTATTGGCTTTGCGGGTTGAGAAAGATGCGGATGGCAACACCCAGCGCGCGATCATGTGCGACTCGGACGGACTTTGGCTGGCTAAGGACCGTTCCGGCAAGCTTGGCGCTTGGGAGGCTCCCGACCTTGGCGAGATCATCGCTAAGATCACAGGTGCCGCATGAAACCACTTCAGAAGCTTGCTGAAGAATGGCTTGAGGCCAAGAACGCTGAATCGGAAGCCACCGAAAAACGGCGGCTAATTGAGGACGAGGTTATTCAGTTATTGGAGATCAATGAAACCGATGACCATGCCCGGGAATTTGAGGCAAATCCTTTCACCTTCAAGATCACATGCCGGATCAATCGAAAGGTGAATAGCGATTTGGCTCAAGAGATTGCAGCAGAACATGACATGCAGGAATATCTGAGTGTTTTGTTTCGTTGGAAGCCAGAACTGAGCATAGCAGCATGGAAAGGCGTGGGCGATAACGTGAAAAACATATTTGCCCGCGCTATCACTTCAACTCCAGGGCGTCCTTCTTTTGCAATCACGCGAGAAGCCCCTATCTCAAAAATGAAGGCAAAGTGAAATGGCAAACCTTGGTGAAACTTTTGAAGTCAACAGCCTCCCGCAGGGCAACACTGGCAACTTTGAACCGCTTCCGCCTGGCTGGTACAGCGCTACGATGGCCGGTGCTGAGCTGAAAGCTACAAAGAATGGGACGGGTCAGTATATTTCAATTCGGTACGACATCACCGGCCCGACCCATCAGGGGCGTGTGGTGTTCGGCAACCTGAACATCC